GACGGACTTTTGACGACAGCGCTGAAACCAGGGTCGAATGCCTACGTCAATGTCATGCCGACCGGGACGGCAGGAACTGGTACACCTCTGACTGCATCGGGCCGCGGCTCGGTCGTCGAGATCGACACAATGTTCCAGAAGATGTGGGACAATTTCCAAGTGTCACCGACGGTTCTCTACGTCAACTCTCAGGAGTTGAAGAACATAACGGCAATGGTGCTGTCGAATGCCTCAGGCCCGTTGCTGCGCTACGATAGTCCGGCCGACGGCAGCGACGGTGAGTATCAACTGACTGCGTCCGGAGTGGTTCAGTTCTATTATAATCCGTTCGCCTTGAATGGAGGGCTTCGGATCCCGATCCGGATTCACCCGAAGGTGCCGCCTGGAACGGTCCTCGGTTGGGCGGAGAACCTGCCCATTCAATACCAGTCGAACGAGGTGCCGAACGTCGCCGAGATCAAAACACGGCAAGACTACTACCAAATCGATTGGCCGATCGTTACTCGCCAGCGCCAGGTCGGCGTTTACGCTGAAGAAGTACTGGCCGTCTATGCTCCCTTTGCGATGGGCGTCATCTGCAACATCGCAAACGGCTGACGCCGATGCTCGAGAACTCGACGCTTTCTTTAAAAGCGTCCGTTGTGGCAGCCCCCGGGTCGAGCCCGTGGGTTTCGCCCGGCGGGGACTTGACACCGCTGCGCGCTGCTTTTGGCCAAGATGAGGCGAACCACGGGGCAGCGCGGTATTCGCTCGATGACGGCGGTCTGATCCAAGTGCCTCTGGAGGCTGTCGGCCCACTAACGACAATCGGGGGGTTCGTATTGGCAAAGACCGGCGACAACGCGATTTCCGCTGGCGTGCTCACGCTGCACCACGACGATGCTGCGGGGTGTTCCTATGCCGGCCATCAATATCTCGGCAATTCGAATGGAGACGTGCTCGTACCGGCCGAAGCCGCTTCCGAGCTGTTCGCGCATGGCTTCGTCCCCGTATTTGAGGGGACGATGCTGGCCTCGAGTCGAGCCAAATCGGCACCGAGCAATCGTTCCAAAAAGGGCTGATCCAGTGGCCTTCGAGGATCTGACGACACTTGCCGACGTTAAGGCGTGGCTGCAAACCGGGCAGGCCGCCTTACCGACAACCGACGACGCGCTGCTTACCCGTCTTGTCTCGGCGGCAAGCCAATATATCCAGACTTGGCTTAATCGCCAGATCGCATCGGCCGATTATCTCGAAATCCGCGACGGAACGGGAGGCCAGAGGCTGCAATTCGCGTGCTTTCCGGTCACGGCTGTGCTGTCGTTGACTATCGACGGCCAGGATGTTCCTGCGGCGCCCTCGTTCAACGCAGCGGGCTATCGGTTCAGTTCCACACAGCTTTCAATTCGCGGCTACCGGTTCAAGCGCGGGGCCCAGAACGTCGTTATCGCGTACACGGCCGGGTATTCGACGACTCCGCCCGAAGTTGCACAGGCATGCATCGAGCTCGTCTCGCTGCGCTACCGAGAGCGTACTCGCATCGGCGAGATTTCGAGATCTTTGGGCGGTGCAGAAACCGTCTCGTATGCGCAAAAAGATATGAGTGATGCGACTAAAACGCTGTTGCAACAATATCGCCTGGTTGCGCCGATAGCCGCGATCCAACCGCCACCGGCGGCAACCGGCATCGATGCTGCGTTAGTATCCGGCGTCTTGTGATTACCGCCCGCCTTGTCGGCGACGACGCGGTGCTGGCTTGGCTTCGCGCCACTCCGGATCTGGCCGCTTCGGGGCTTGCCCGTGCGATCGCCACACTGGGAATCCAACTTCAGAACAGGATCCAGGGGAATGAGCTCATCGGCCAAACCCTCACTGCTCGCTCGGGGTCACTCGGATTGAGCACGAGTTTGCAACTCGATCAGACCGACGACAGGATTGCCGCAACGGTGTCTAGCGACAGCGGATATGCCCACCCTCACGGATATGGTGCGGTTGGGGTCGGAGCGAAGCTGCGTCGTATCAAAACGGCGTTCGGACGCGCAAGACCCAAGAAGGCGATTAACGTGAGGTCCGACCGTCGCCGGATAGACGTTCCAAAGCCTTCTTTTCTGAGCTCGGCACTGGAAGATATGGACCCTGCGATACGCGATGAGGTGGAAGCGGCATTGCGGGAGGCGCTAACGCGATGATCATCGCTCGCATTATAATACTTGCTTCCTCGTCCTCAGGACCAGAGGCGACAGATCTCGTTTTTTTGCCAGCCAGCGCAGCAGTGGTTCGTCGCGTCCAGGCATTCGAGACCGACCGATGATAGTTCGTGAAACGATCTACGCCGCCTTATGGGAGCTCGGCGCGGAAGCGGCGCAGTTCACCAGCACAAATCGCCGGCTGCGACATTGGGCGGACGTCGCTCCGGCGGAGCAGCCGGCGTTGTTCATGAGCGAAAAAGGGGGTCAAGCCGCAATAAAAAAGCTTGGTGCGCCGATAGTATGGACGCTCTACGCCGAATTCTACGTGTACGCCCACTCAAGCGACCCCTATCTGGCGCCAGCAGCGATTTTGAACCCGCTGCTCGATGCTATCGAAGCCGCGCTTGCACCATCACCGACGACTGGGATCCAGAACCTTGGGCTGCCTCAAATGGTCCAGCACGCCTACATAGCGGGCAAGCTTCAGACTGACGAAGGCGTGCTCGGCGATCAGGCCATCGCGATCGTACCGGTCGAAATCTTGTGCTTCTGACGATCGGTGATCAACCAAGGGAACGTTTATTGGTCCGCTCGCCGATGTTTCTTTCAATGCGCCTTATTCCAGGAGTGACCAATGGCCGAGGAAGATTATAGCACAAACCAAGCCGCCGCGCCTCCTTCGGTCGAGCAGCTGATTGAACGTTGGTGGGCCGATCATTTTCCGGGCTCGGCGGTCGCCCGCGACACACAGGCCTGGAATATCGCTCACGCCGCCAAAGAGGAGCTGAAGCGGCTCTTAAAGGGGAGTAAATGACATGCAATTAAGCTTCGGCTCCGGCGCGTTATGGGGAGAACGCACCGATACAATCGGGTCGGGCATCGGGCCACGACAGTTTGGCGTGCTGCAAGACATTCAGATCGATTTCGACTGGAGCGACAAAGAGCTCTACGGCCAGCTCCAGTTCCCCGTGGCAATAGCGCGTGGGCAGGGCAAGATAACCGGGAAAGCCAAATTCGCGCAGATACTCGGTTTGCTGTATTCAGATATTTTTTTCGGGGTGACACCAGCTACGGGGCAGTTCGCCGTGTCGCAGCTGGAGGCCGCGACGGTTCCAGCGACGACGCCCTACACCGTCATTCCCGCCAATGCGGCGAGCTACAATGACGATCTCGGGATCAGCTACGCCGTGAGCGGCAAGCGCTTCAACCGGGTGACCACGCCTTCAACCACAGGCCAATACTCGGTCAACTTCGCTACCGGCGCCTATAGTTTCTCTTCTGCCGATGCCGGTGCTGCGATTTTGATCTCGTACACCTACAACGTCGCAACAAGCGGCAACAAGGTGACCCTCGCAAACCAGCCGATGGGTATCACTCCTACCTTCAAGGCCACGTTTTACACTGCTTACAACGGTAGCGGCACCGCGCTCCGCCTTAACGCGTGCACGGCAAATAAATTGTCGCTGCCGACTAAGCTCGATACCTGGACGATCAGCGAGCTCGATTTTATGGCCTTTGCTGACGCTTCGGGAACGATCGGCTATCTGAGCACGGTCGAGTGATGATCCCCGGTGTGGCGGTCGCAATGGGCGGCCAAGATTGGATAGTGCCGCCACTGACCCTCGGCCAGCTCCGCCGGTTGATGCCCAAACTGAGGCAACTGACCGAAATCGGCGCGTCGATGGGCGAAGCGCAAATCAACGTGCTGATCGATATCGTCACCGCGGCGCTGCAGCGCAACTATCCCGAGACGACGCCGGACAAAGTCGAAAATCTGCTCGATCTCGGGAACGCGAGTACCGTGCTGAATGCCGTCCTGACCGGCTCGGGCCTGAAGCCAGGCGGAGCCGCTATGGGGGAAGCGTCTGCCCCCGGGATCAGCCCGGGGGCAGGCAGTCCGGGCGCCAACTCGGTTTCGGACATGATTCCGGGGACGCTGACCCCTGGCGAGAAATCTATGGTCTCCTCGCGACAGCCTGTGGATACAGCTACCCCATAATCGACGAGATGACGCTCTTCCAGATCGAGGAGCTGACATCCTACTGGGCACAGCACCCGCCGTTGCATTTGCTGATCGCGGCCTATCTGGGCGTGGGCAAAAACAAATCCGCTCGCTTGCCGCCAACGTCGATGGGACGAGGACAGCGACCGAATTCAGATTCCAGCTCGTTGCTCGCTCAGCTGGGACCTGCGTTTGGCACGGGAGACGTCAATGCCGGGCTCCCGCCCGTAGTCTGCGACTTTGCCGAACTCCGCCTTCGGGCGGGAACTCCCGACTAGGCGTCCGCAGAGTCGTGAAATCCGCAAGCTGCGGCGCAGGCAGTTTTGTCAGCAAGAGGCTATAATGGCCGATATTGAAACCAGCGTCATCATCAGCGCCCAAATTGACGGCCTCCGATCCGGAATGGAGGCTGCAACAAGCTCTGTTCAGGCGGCGACTGATGCGATGCGCACGCAACTTGCCGGGCTCGGCGACATTGCCCAGCAGGCGCAGTCGCAGCTTAACGCCGCTACCGGCCAAATTGGAACCGGTATCGGTGCGCTGCAGAGCAAAGCTGCCGACCTCGCGGGATCGATAGGCGCCGCAATGGCGCCGAGTAGCGGGGTCGGAGATGCCTCCAGTGTTGTCCAGGCCAGTCCCGCGTCCGGCAACGGAAACGATGCAGCTGCTGATCAAAGGCAGTGGGACGAAGAGCTGCTCGCTTACGAAAAGTTTCAGAGCGACAAGGAGAAGCTCGATCTTCAAGGAGCGCAAACCAGCCAAAGAACCTGGCAGAGCGTGATGCAGCCGATTCAGCGGGCCTTCGATACGTCGATTACCGGCATGATATTGGGTACAACTTCGTTGCAAAAGGCAGTGGCGAATATCGGGCGATCCATACTTGCCGAATTCGTCAATCTAGGAGTCAAGATGGCGACGAACTGGATTGCCAGTGAGCTCGCCATGACGACTGCGACCGAGACCGGCGCTGCGGCCCGCACTGCGGCCGAGGGCGAGGGAATGGCCGCTGGGCTAGCGGTGAAGGCGGCAAATGCGGTCAAGAGCATCATGACCGATTCAGCTCAGGCGTTCTCCGGCATTTTCGCATTCCTCGCTCCGATAATGGGGCCAGCTGCAGCTGGACCTGCGGCGGCAGGAGAAGCCAGCGTAATGGCCGCCGCCGGCGGCATCGCTTCCGCAGCGGGTGGCTGGATGGTCCCGTCCGACCAGCTCGCCATGGTGCACCAGAACGAGATGATCCTGCCAGCGAATATCAGCCAGGGTCTTCAGAATATGATCTCCGCGAATGGTGGAGCTGGGGCGGGTGCGGTCGTGGTCAACGTGTCGGCGATCGACAGTCAAGATGTAAAGCGCTTTTTCCAGAGCAATGGAAGCCTTCTCGTCAACGCGGTCAATAAGGCAATGCGCAACGGCACAATGCTGCGGACGGCGTGATGCCTCTGATTTTCCCAGCGCTACCCGGGCTCGCCTGGAGCGTTACGAAAACCCCGACCTTTCAGACGCGCATTCAACGCGCGGTATCCGGGCGCGAACTGCGGGCGCTCGACTATCCTTATCCGTTGTGGCAATTCGCACTGGTCTATGACTTCCTGCGCGACGACCCGGCAGCTGGATACGACGAGCTGCGGACCCTGCTCGGATTCTTCATGCTCTGCCAGGGAGCTTTCGGCACATTCTTGTTTCAAGACCCCAGCGACTGGCAAGTAGTCGGGCAGCAGATCGGCATAGGGGATTCGAGCACGCCCTCTTTCCAGCTCCAGCGTGCAATGGGTGCGCCCCTGCCGGGCGGCGGCTTTTTGGAACCGATCATCGCGCCGGACATCGTACGTGCAATCTACTTCAACGGGATTACACAAGATCCTTCGACCTACAGTGTCGACCCGGCCACCGGGTTGGTAACATTCGGAACTGCTCCCAGTAGCGATCTCACTATCACCGCTGATTTCACTTATTACTTCCGCTGTAGATTCATTGACGACAAATACGATTTCGAGAATTTCATGTATCGGCTGTGGCAGGTAAAAAAATTGACGTTTATTTCGGTGCGATCATGAAAGCAGCTAGCCCCGCCTTGATCGCGCTCCTCTCGAGCGCCAACCAGTTCATTATGGCGGACCTTTACACGATCACTCTAGTGGGCGGGTCGGTGCTGCGCTATTCGGCAGCGCCGACGACGATCTCGGCGAATGGCTACAGCTTTGCGGTTGGCCCGAAATTTGAGCGCTCCAAAACCAAGATAGTCATCGGCACCCAGGTCGACGAACTCGAAGTCAGGATCTATACCGACCCCACAGATCTGATCGGCGGGGTGCCATTTCTGCAAGCGGCATGGCAGGGACAGCTCGACGGCGCGCTCCTGCGGCTCGAACGGGCTTTCATGCCGACCTACGGCGACACGAGCCCAGGAACCGTGGTTCTCTTCGCCGGCCGCATTTCGGACATTGACTGTACCCGTACCGGCATCGACCTCAAATGCCGCTCCCATCTCGAGCTTCTGAACATACAGATGCCGCGGCGGCTGTGGCAGTCATCTTGCACTCACACCTTCGGTGACGCGATGTGCCAGTTCGACCGATCCGGCATGCAGGTGACATTTTCGGCCGGGCCCGGCTCTACGCAGGCGCAAATTGTAACCTCAGTGAGCCCCGCGCCAGCGAACCTCTACATTCAAGGGACGATCGTCGGGCTGACCGGGCCCAATGCCGGGTCGAGCCGCACCGTCACGAACATGGGTTCCGGCTGGATTTCCGTGAAGCTTCCATTTCTGTCATCAGTTGCTGCCGGCGACCAATTCCAGCTGTTGCCCGGCTGTGACCGCACGCTTGCTACCTGCACAAGTGTATTCAATAATGCCATCCACTTCGGGGGTTTTCCATTCATCCCGACGCCGGAGACGGCAGTATGAACCGGAGGTCAATGGTTCTTGCCGAAGCGCAAAGCTGGCTCCGCACCCCCTATCATCACATGGGCCGGGTCAAGGGCGGCGGTACCGATTGCCTGATGCTGCTTGCCGAGGTCTACCGAAATGC